TAAAACCTTGGGTAGGTTGGTTAGAAGCAGTTGCCGATCTGATCCCCGATCGCCCGTGCTACATACCATACTGGGACAACGCCGGAGAATTGCAGTGGAACATCAGTGAAGCTGGTGTAATCCGACCTGCCAAAACCCGCGAGAACGGGCTAGCAGATTGGCACAAAAAAAGGGTGAAGGAGGCGATCGCCCGCGGCAAGCTGAATGGATTTTTTGATTACATTATCGATGGAAAAAATAGTGGTCGCGAAATCACTATTAAATCAGGGGATGAACCTTGCTACACGCTGGTAGGTTCCGCACAATGCGAATCTCACTGGCCTAGAGCATTCATGGCAACAACGCAAGAGTTTTCCATGAAGGAAGCTCGACAAGGATCTGAACCAGCAACAACGATTACAGGTCAAAGAATTTCAGCCGCACAATTGCGTGCTGTACTTATTCCCGGCGCTAATGCTGGAAACAATACGCCTACAGTACGGATGGGCGATCGCCCAGGGGTTACGCTGACCCCTAATATTTACCCCAGAGGTTTATTCGCAAATCAATTACAATCTGTTTTGGTTTCAGGTGGAAATGGTTCAAATACAACCATGCGAACAGGTGATCGCCCAGGACTCACCTTGACCGCTCGAAATTGGGATCGCGCCTTGTTTGCGAACCAAACAAATCTCAAAAATGCCAGTGTAGATGAGAAGTTCAAAGCTCTCATTGACAACTGCATAATTGTTAAGTTTGACACGCGGATGCTAGCTAGACTGCAAGGTCTAGATGATAGCTACTATTTATGCCCCAACAGCGATCTTGCATCCGAGTGCATCGGTAATGGGGTTGCTGTCCAGGTAGCACAGGCTATCTATCGGGCGATCGAATCAGTAATCAAAAAGTAAATTCACTTACGGAGAACAAAAATGCAATTAACACGCCAGACCGAATGGGAATTGACAGTTCCGTTTTTTACACCTGTAGATGACACTTTCAACTTTTTTGAGTATTTCTCTGATTTCACGATTGACAAAAGTATCAAAGAAGATATTGCAAAAGTCTTAAAAATCTCAAATGTGTTCAAACTTTGTAATGGTAAAACCTTTTATGCTATTCAGTTAGCATATCGTCGATTGCTTGAAAACATTGTCGATGCTGATATCGAGTATGACGATGATATCGATGTTAATGACAAGGTTTTCGATATTGGGTGGGGTTATGTAGACGAATCGTGGCGCTTACTTGCTGTCTACAAAGAATTTGAAATTTTTGAAAGTATAGATGCTGAAACCATTTACATTTCGCATCCCGATCGCCCGTGCTTTCAAAACCACAACGGTTTTGCTCGTTTCATGTTAACAATCCCACCGTGCGATCGAGATGAACTTGCGGTTTCTGAAGCTAAACAATTAATCGATGCTTGGGAATTGTCAGGGCGGGCGATCGGTCAACTATCGTTACCAATTTAATCAGACAAAAAGCCTCAGCATAAAAACTGAGGCTTTTTACTCAAATATTTATTAATTTTGGAGGCTACATGGTTTTTGTTTACCACTTTACGGCAATTAATGGATTCGCTTGCTTTCACTACGATCCACCGTTAACAGGTTTAGATTTGCACGGTAAAAAATACAAAAAGATTTTTATTGAATGCAAAGAATCACTTTTGTTTTTGTTCCATCGTGAAGTTGAAGCTCAACAAGGTAAGTTCACTTGTAAATCTCTTGTTAAAGTTGCTGACGAAATTGGACTGCCAATTAAAACCACTTGTGAATTCTTAGAATATCATGAAAAATTACCGTATGGAACTTTTGAACGTCTTCATATGACTTCAGCGGAGCTAAGAACAAAATTAACGAACACAACTAAGTAAATTAAGGAATAAACAACAATGAGCGACTTACTACTGGTAAACACCGAAGCTGAAGAAGCAATTCTTGGTGGCATCTTAATAGATCCTGATGCAATTGCAAGAATCGCTGAAATTTTACGTCCTGAATTCTTTTCGTTTAACGTACATCGAATTATTTACAAAGCTGCATTAGCCTTGTATTTCCAAAACACCCCAGTCGATTTAATGGTTGTGACTAATTGGTTATTAGACCACAATCAATTAGAACAAGTTGGTGGAATTAGTAAATTAACGCAGTTAGTCGATCGCACGGTTTCTGCCGTCAATATCGATCAATACACGCTTTTGATCGAAGATAAATATCAGCGACGCAAGTTAATCGAAGCAGGCAACAACATTGTGCAACTAGGTCACGAAACAGCAACACCGCTTGAAACTGTTTTAGATCGCGCAGAACAAGAAATATTTGCAATAACCCAAGAACGTCCATCGCAAGACTTGGTTTCAATTGGAGAAACCCTAAACCAAACATTCCAAGATTTAGAACGTCGCAGTGAAGGGCTTATACTTCCTGGCATTCCCTGCGGGTTTTACGATTTAGATGCAATGACTGGCGGATTCCAGCGATCTGATTTAATTATTGTCGCAGCTCGCCCGTCGATTGGAAAAACGAGTTTTTGCACTAACATTGCACAGTATGTTGCACAAGACCAAAAATTACCAATTGCGTTCTTCAGTTTAGAAATGTCAAAAGAACAGCTTGTACAGCGCATACTATCGAATGAAGCAAAAATACAGAGCAATCGCCTGCGTTCTGGTCGTATCAATCAAGATGAGTGGGAACCTATCAGTCGGGCGATCGGTAATTTATCAGAACTACCGATATTCATTGACGACACACCTAACATCACGGTTACTGAAATTAGATCTAAAGCGCGACGCCTTCAGGCTGAACAAGGTGGAACTCTTGGATTAATCTTGCTGGATTACTTACAACTAATGGAAGGTAGCTCTGACAACCGCGTACAAGAATTAGGAAAAATAACAAGAGGACTTAAAACTTTAGCGCGCGAGTTAAATGTACCTATTGTTGTTTTATCTCAGTTGAGTCGTGGTGTAGAATCTAGAAATAATAAGCGACCTATTATGTCGGACTTAAGAGATTCAGGATCAATTGAGCAAGAGGCAGATTTAGTAATCATGTTGTATCGAGATGAATATTACAATCCAGATACACCAGATCGCGGTATTGCTGAAATAATTATCAGTAAACACAGAAATGGACCCGTAGGGACTGTAAAGCTGTTATTTGATGCACAGTTTACTTGCTTTCGTAATCTTGCAGATTCAAAACATAATTAGTTTATTGTGTTAAATTATTAACTAAATAAACACAACAAAACCCAAAATGCAACCAAACATGAATCGTGAAGAATTTTTATTTTGGCGTCACGTAGATGCCTTAGTTGCAGGATCAGAAAATGCTGAAGTTAGTGGTTTTAGTAATAACCCTACTAAAAATTCAAAAACACCATACGTCGGACTAGCATTTTCTAGCTTAGATAACAATACTTACTTTAGCCCTTTATTGCGGTTGAATTACTACATTTCATCAAAAGGTTTTCAAGTTTGCATCACAACAGACTATTCTGGTTGTTCAAACAAAACACAAGAAGAGTTTGATAGGCAAATTCCAGAGTTTTCAACACTTTACGAAAAAACATTTACTTGGGAAGGTTTCGTTTTTGATGAATTAATTAATTGGATTGTCGAAAACCGTAACTGGGATTTATCTCGTTTTAAAAGTAATTAACTAAAGCCAATCGCCCGCAACCCAATCAGCTAAAATAGAGACACCATATTCTAGTCGTAAACTCTAACAAAGAGCGCCATCCAAGGCGCTTTTTTTTATGCCTGAAACTCAACCAATTAAACCAACGACGGCTACTGCACCAACAACAACCGCAAGTGAGACACCCACCACAGGAACAACAGCAACACCTGAAGTCAAAGCCACAGCACCTTCAAATCCGCTAGATTTTTTTACAAAATTATTTGGTGGTGACAACAAAGCGGAAGATGCGGCTAAAACAACAGCAGGCGCGGAAAAACCAGAAGGTGGGAAACCTAGCGCTACCGCTAGCAACTCGCAACCCAGTGTTAACTATCCGCCATCACCAATTTCTAAACAGCGTCGCGATCCAAAAATTCAACCCGGAGCTTCACCGATCGCCATTCGATTCCTCAACGGCAAGCTTTCTGGAAAAGTTCTCGATCTCAAGGAATCAGGCAATTCATTTTTAGGCGTGGCTGTACCTGAATTTTCTGAAGATCAGTCTGCTGAATGGAGCGATCAAGACGGCGACCACATTTACGCAGGTCAAAATTTCAAATCAATTAGTCCTCGAAGTTTTCGATTTTCAGTTACGTTTTACGATATACAGCACGATGTAACTCACTTGGTCGAACAGCTTTTTCAAATGTTTGAGTTGAGCGATCGCCAAGAAAGCAAAAATGTTTTTACTCCACCGCTGCTGTACGTGCAGCAAGGGGACAAAGTTATAGCACCCAGCGTCTGCACCACAATCTCCCCTAAATATTCAAATCCACTACCCGGTGATAAAGGTTATCATTTTTGCCAAGTAGACCTCGCATTCAAGATGTTGGGCGGTCGCGGTTCGCCAAATATGTTAGCACCCCCATTAACATCGACACCGCTCGGGGATGAAGTTTCTAAACAAACAAGTTCCGAGCGATCGCGCGAAGCGATGGTCGAAAAAGCCAAAGCTGTACTCGGCGAATGTTTGGGCGCTGAGGGAAAACAAAGTTTAGACGGAATCCTAAACGAAACTTTTGGTGAAGGCGCACCACAAGGTAGTAAAGGTTTGAGCGACAAGGATGCAATTCTGAAGCTCGATCCAAACACTCGGATTCAAATGGCAATCGCCGGTATGATTCCAGACAGCGTACTCAAGGCGCAAGAATTACAAACTAAAATTAAGGAAGATATTGCTACAATCCTGGCGCAGCGCGAGCCTGGGGTAACAATTGAAGATCGAGAACTTGCAGAAGCTTTACAGTCAGGCGATCCTGCAAGACTACCACCTAGGCTTCAAGAAATATTCCCCCAGCTTAAAATTGATTACGATTTAATTACTGCTTCCGTACAGGGTGGAAAACTTGACGGGAAAGATGAAGTATTTAAGGATACCAACAGATCGGCTACTGAACGCTTGCAAGGAATGGGAAAGTGCGGACTCACCATGAGGCAAGCCGGTGGAATCGGAACGGCTCAGGCTGTAGAAAAAGATCAAGCCGAAATGCTCAAAAAAGTTAACGACACGCTCAAAGACGGTAAAGATGAAGACATCAAGAAAGCTTTTGGTTTGGTGACGGAATCTCAGCTTCGCAACCTCAAAAACGGCGGACCTTATCAAACGCGCGAAGAATTCTTCAATCATTTGAACCAAAACGGTAACGGGTTAACAGGTTACGCTGCCTGGGGAAACTTTGGTGAATGGAGCAAGAAAGCTACAACGACAACCCCACCGATCGCCCCAGGTTCAACGACACCAACTACCCCAACACCAACACAAGCACCAACAACACCATAAAAATTATGAAACTGCAAGACATATATAAAGGGAATTCAGCATTAAGCTTAAAATCATTAGCGGGTGATCGGCAATTAGCTATTCAGGTACAGACGCGACTTCGGACGTTAGGTCTACCTGTTGTCGTCGATGGTTTGTGGGGTTCCGTTTCAGACGCAGCTTATCGAAGATTTG